CTGCGGAGTGCCTTGTGGAACCTGTTGGATTTCACCAATTTTTGGCCAAAAGCCAACTGGTTTGTTGATCTCACCAATGTACGCTGCACGATCGATGTTCATTTGTTTAAACAACGCGCCAGTAGTAGCGGTGGCGATGCCTGGAGTGCCTGCATCGTACGAAAAAGCTTGGTAAAACACGTCATCAAGCTCGGTTTGTACGACCGCAAAATTATTACTTTCTAAAAACATATAAGGTTAAGTATGGGTGATTGAAATAAGCGTTTTTAACCTTAGCGTTTTATGATTTTACTAAGCGAGGTAGTTCAAACCTTTGCGGAAAGAAATGCGTACCTTGCCTGGATATTTTGCGATGTCGAGAGGCTCAACAACACAACCGTTGTTTGCGCTGTCTGAAGCGAGGGCGGTGTAAACACCAGCAGTCAAATCGAGCAAGATGCGTTTTCCAACAAGAGCGTCGTATTCAGCTTGAGTGTCCCAAGTAGCAGCAACTTTTGGAGAAACCAGCCATGTGGAATCGTTGTCAAAAATGCGCTGTACGTCGACGTAACCGTCAACTGAAGCGGTTTCTGTTGAGAGGCTCGAAGTGATGCCTGCAACGTAATCGGTGCCTACTGTTGGCATGTTAGTAGCCATAGCAACGACGTAACGCTGACCAAGGGCTTTAGTTACTGGGATACCAGAGGCAATAGAGCCAGCTGATCCAGCCTGTACCAACTCTGGTTTAGAGCCAGTAGCTTCGTTAATTTGATCGTACGAGAGAAATTGTGGCTGAGGAGTAGCCATATAAAATTTAAATGATTAGTGCACTCGCGCGGCCATCAAGTTTTTTTTCAGTAGAGCAATTTTAGAGTCACTCCACTTCGCGGCTTTCAACTCATCGAGCTGCGCGGGCGAAAGAATGTTGTCTGGTACGTCTACCGTGGCGTCACCTGAAATTGATGCTGAACTTTTTAACTGACTGCGGTTTGCGAGAGCTAATTTAGCTTCTTTAAGTTCTTTTGCTTGCTGCCGAATCTTTTCCTCTAGCGCGGCCTGAGCTTGCAACACTTTATTGGCTGCAAAACGTTCTTCGAGCTTTCGGTCAAGTTTGGCGTCAAGATCTTCTTCGACATCTTCAGGCTCAGAGATTTTTCCCTTTGCTTTCAACATGCCTTTGCGATAGTTGTCGCGCTCTGCCTCGACTTTCTTTAGATTGTCGAGCAAAACACTCACCATCTCTAATTCGTCAGCCCCGGCAGCCTCGGGCTGTTTATTTTCAACTGCACTGTTCCCTGCGGCAGCGCCAGGGATTGATTCAACTGCCCTTACGTCTTCAGCCATAGATTTAAATGCTTGGTAGCATCAAAGATTAAAAAACGAACCTGGTTGAGAGGTTCGTTCCAATGATGGATAATCCGGTAAACGCTAAGCAAACCGGTGTCACCCAGCATTGGAATAAAGCTCCCAATGTGCTTAGCGTTTTTTGTGAGTTGTTAAGTATTGTTAGCCCACTTTTTTTTCGGTGTTTTCGATCGGAATATACTCAAGCTCTTCAATTATTTCTCCATCATTATTTTTAGTAGACACTATTGGCTCACGAAAACACTCGTCTAGAGCTACATTGATGCGATTCATGTGCAGTGCGTGTTCGTAACTCATAATTTTTCTATTAAATCAACAATCGATTTTTGTATCCCGAGATTGTGAATCATCATTTTTCCAGCTAGTACTTGTTCCCAGTCGGTGCTAGAGAGCACAGCTTTTTCAATCGCTTTTTGTTTGATTGTTTCTTGGAAAATTTGCCAGAGTTGCAACTGAGATAAAACTTTTATTTCAATCTTTAAATTTTTTACTTCTTGTTCGGTGAATGATCGACCACCGATAAGCGCTCTACCGTTTTGTGACTGAACGACCTGGTGCGGATTCACTAACCAGTATTCTTTAATGTATTGTTGTTTAAGCTCTTGTTCGCGAGCGGCTACGTATTCCAGAGCATTCTTTTTGTACCCATCAAGTAATCCGCGCTCGTATGCTTCGTTAATTTGTTTACCAGCTCTCAGACTCACTAGGTAATTTTTGAGCTGCTTTGTTTTTTTCTTCCAAAAATTCTTTAACTTCATCTTCATAGCGTTTGCTTATTTGATTTAAAGCATGTTGCCAACCGATCTTGTATCCGTCCCCAAACCCTTGAACGTTTCGGTCTTGTCCGAAGTCTACGACCTCCTCACCAAACCAGCGCATCATCAGTTTGTATTTGAGACGCTCCCACCATGTGGTGAGTTCAACGTCTTGTTTGCGGCAGGAAGTACACTTCATACTATTTGTTTTTAAGAATTTCTCTTTCTCCAGCAAGTAGAGCGGCCATAGTTGGGTTTGTGACTGCTTCAACTGGTAAGATAGGTGGAAGATTTTGGATGTGACCTGTTCCGCCTGCGCTTCCACCTGCACCACCAGTGCTTGCTTTCACTTCAAACGTCTGAACCATCTTAACAGTTACGCTTTGTATGTCTGGGTAGCGCGCGAGAAGGGATTGTAGCTCGATTTTGAATTGGTCGTTCATACTACTTTTTTAATCCTTCTTCGCGGCGCTTGATAACTGTATCGGTCATGTTAGTGAGGTTTTTTACCGTCTCAACAACCTGTGCTTTATACTCTTCTACTTCGTGGGCTTTCAGTTTAGCGTCACTAGCTTCGCGTTCGGCGATTTCTTTAGCTTCGTCTTCCTGCAATTTGATAGTAAGCAGGTTAAGTAGGCCAAACAAATCATCTTCTTTTTTTTCTTTCAAATATTCTTGCAGTCTTTGTACGGTAATGAGCGCCAAATCTTCGTGGGTGTAGCCATCAGTTAAGACGGTATTGTCTTGAACGACGGTACCGCCTGAGCGCGGAAGGTTGAAGATTTTAACGATCTTCATGCGCTGGGACATTGGAATCTGGAGCCACTGAGGAATTGTGAGTTGAGGGGTAAGCATAGCGTTTTAGCGATTCATGGCCTGTTGGCCTAAGTTATATTTATTCTGAGGTTGTGGTACGACAGGAGATTTCGTGCCAAACATACTTTCATTAAATTTCGGCATTTCAGCGGGTTGCGGTAGTTGTTGGCCAGCCATGTTGAGCATGCTTGGCATAGGCTGCGCGGCGGGCATTCCTGGCTGTTGTTGCTGCTGGATGTATTTTTTTGGATCTCGGCGCGTCGTTGGCGTAGTCTGCAAAATCAATTCCCAGATAGATTCTTGGTTAGCGATTGGGTTCTGTACGCCGCGGTCGTAGATCTCAAGGTTGTACGCGCGTTCTACATCGTCACTTAGCGGGTTCATTACGTCTGGGTTGACGAGAGTCTGGAACTTCAAGTTGCGGAATACTTCTGGATTTACCAGAGCAAGCTCTGTGTCCGATGTCAAGCCGCCTTGACGTTCAAGAATGTCGTAGCTGGTGTTTAAAACTTCCTGCTTGCCCATTTTTTCGGGCAAGGAGTTGTCGAATACGATATGACGTACCTTGTTTTTGCCATCTATTTTTTTAGGCACTACAAAAGTTTTGAAAATAAGCTCTGGATTATCAGTAATCTTTTGAGCGTCAGCAATGGTTAGATACTGCAGAGCATCGCCGACCCAGAGGGTGCCGAGCTGTTTAACAAAACTACCGATCATGTTGACAAACAGACCAAGTACAGTGTTGCGCTCTTGTTCGCGCTTGCTAATCTCGTAAGCAGTAGCAGCGCCAGCATTTTGTGGGCTAACTGGTTGTTGGCCGCTAGTATTGATGCTTTCTTCTACTTTACCAAGGGCTTCTAAGCCGACTTTAATGTCGATACCAGACTCAAGGGCTTGCAGCTTAGAATTAGGGTTAGAGAGCGTGGTGACCTTGCCTGGGACAACAACATTCTGATCTTCAAGTTCATCACCGATAACAGCGTAGGCGGGGAAGAGGTTAAGATACGTACGATCAATAATCATCGGGTACAACGTATTGATAATATTGGCGTCCTGCATGAGCTTGAACGCTGTAGATTTGTAGTAAAAACAGCGGTTATTGATCGGCTCAAAACCAAATTTGGTGAACGGATAACGCTTGTCATTGCGCGGGTTAGGATTGTCATAACGACCAATCATAACACCGTTTAACATGCGTATTTTTAAGTCTAAACGACGATTCCAATACGTAACCAACTCACACATGTACGGGCGCATGTTGTAGTCATACACCTGATAGAAAGTGGCGTTAGCGTCGTTGTAAAGAATCTGCATGCCTGGGGAGACATACTGAAAATTTGGATCATCCCCAAACATGGCTTTGGCGGTCTCATAAGAGATAACTTGACGCCAAATAAGCCAGTTTTGTTTCTGGATATTTGGTTCAAAAAAGTTTTCAATAAACAGCTCATCAGGGCTAACAACTTGAGCTTTAAAGCCCGAAAGCACGTCATCGATGATAGTTTCCTCCCTATAACTACCATCGGCGTTCTGTTCGCGCTTCACCGTGCGCTCGACTTCGTTGTATTCAACGTGGACGAATGACGCGGGGTTCACAAGCGCGGAGAGTACCGCGTAGAGCGCGACCATCGTGTAGTCAGCTTGCTCACCAATGTATTCTAGCAAGTCGCTCATCACTTGTGCTGCTTCTTTCTGTACTTCACTCGACTCATTGTGCGCAACGATGTGAGGAAAGATAAGGCGCGCGGTCGCGTGAGCGGCGGTACTGATACACTGATTGCGGACGATCGGGCGCAGCGCGCGTGAGTGCCAAGACTGAGAATCGCCTTCGTACGGCTGACCGTTGTTCGCTTGGTAGGTGTTAAAAGCCATCTGATCGACCATAGCACGCTGGATAACGGCTAAGTCGTTAAATTCCTGTCGGGGCGTATACATGTTCAGGTAGCCGAGCGTGAAGTGCTTGAGCACCATATCACGCACTTGTTTCTCTTCATCGCTCGGACGATACCCCGAAACAGGATCGGCTTTTTCGCCCATCTGTTCTTTGATGCGGATTGAGAGTGGTTCAATTGATCGCGTTGTTTCGTTGTATTTTCCGACGATAGACATATTTTTAAAATTATTTGCAATCTAGGGTCAAAGATTGAATTACTTTTCAACTACCTGATTTTTTCCCACTTCCTCAAAATCTCTAATTGACATTTCGTAGAGCCAATTACTGCTCTGACTGAAACAATCCTTTACGAGGTCTTTAACGTACTTGATTCTTTTTTCGTCGTTAAACGTAGCATCTACTACGGTGAGAACTTTACCTTGTAAGTGCTTTAGAATACTTAGTACTCGATAAGCATTTAAAGGTTTTTCGTCACCCGTAAACATTTCATCAACTATTGGTTCGATGGTTTCGGTATTTCCGAGAGTATCAACGCTTTGAAGCTCTCCTTTTTCGTAAGCTTCCTCAGCCATTCTATCGATCTCGTCCATGCCATGTTCATCTTTTGGCATTTTGTCGAAATCAATACTACCATCTTTTTTTAGCGGGTAATCTTGGACAAGATCACCTAAATTTTTATCGGACATAACACAATTAACATAACTTGACCCTAGGTTGTAAAGAACTTTTAAATCGCATCAGGATCATCATTGATCGTCATCGTCATGCTGCCGTTACGCGTGTACGCTTCGGGCTTAACGACGGTCTTAACGTTGAATTCTTTCTGAATTTCTTCGGCGTATTTAGCCATGTGAGGCGGCACAGCAATCTTGGCGTATCCGCTCGCCCCCTCAGGGGAATGGCGGAAATGCTCAAGGCGCTGTGCAATCTCAGAACGAGTAAGTTTTTCGCCAGGTTGCATCCCGTAAGAAAGTGAGCCCATACTAACGCTTCTTAGGTTTCTTAGCCGCGCTAATATGCTCAACACCAATATCTGCTAAAATATCGCTAGCTAAAGCAAAAATAATATTGTATAAAGCGACTTCTGTCCCGAAAGATTTTTGTTCTACTTCAAATTGTTTGATGGTTTGTTTGGTGAGTTTCATAGAGCGTTTTAAATTTTAATATGCTGTAAATAATTAGTGCTGTAGCTAACAAATTCTTGTTTGCGTTTCTTCTTCTCTGGATCGCTGAGGCGGTGACCAACCCCGAAGTAGCGGAACGCGTCAGCGGCATGGGACGACCAATCGTGATACGGGGAGTTTTTGTACTCCTTACGCTTCTCGTCGTACTCCTTGTGGTAGTTGCCAAGAGCATTCAAGCCTTGCTTGCACTTCTCTTCGTCGAACCAGCACACAGGAAAGATCATACGAGCGGCATTAATGCCGTCATCAATGGGAATATTCGCTACCATGCGAAATTTGATGCCGAGTTTCGCCGCAGTCTCAATACGAGAGACCCCGCTACCCATTTCTCTGACTGCTAGGTCGTGGGGGCCGTTATGCGTGCCGTAGATGTACCCACGTTCTTGTAAGACCTTGGCATAGAAAGGAAACCCTTCACCTGACGCCTCGTAGTAATCGATGACACGGATACTCTGCCCATGGGTCTGAGTGAACCAGATAGCTGTAGCGTCTCCGACTCCCAAGTCCCACCAGGTATCTACGGGCAAACGGGGCTCGTAAGGAACCTTACCGATACGCTTCTCTTGCTCTGCTTGTCGGAGCGCATTGGCGTAGTAAGCGCCTTGTACAGCAGCATCGAATGAGCAATAGTATTCCTGCAAGAAAAGCGAGTCATCACCGTACTGCTGGAACATTTCGCGCTTCTCTTGGGCAAGACCTACCGGATCGATAACGTGAGTATCATCGACCGTAAGCACCTCACAGTACCAATTCTCTGGGTCGTTCTTGGCGGTCTGGTATAAGTCAAACCCGTGATTCATGCGCCCACGGGGAGTGAAGTTGAATACTGCCCAACCGCCATTTTCTCGTAAGATAGGACGGAGAAAGCCCCAGGCGCGAGGATCTTGTAGTGGGTACTCAGAGAACACACAGCCTACCGGGTTAGTACCCACTAAGCTATCAATGTTATCTGTCCCAATAATTTGAAAGATCGAACCATTTTTTAATTCAATGAGCATGTTCTGATTGTCGGTACGTTTGCGTAGCTCTTCCGGGATGTGATTCAAAAACTTGAAACCATCTTTATCCATACCGTCCCAGAGAATTTTCTTGCCCTGGGCGTAGGTGGGAAAGAGGTAGTAGTACGTCCCGACACGACGGAGCATCTGAGCGACGGTGAGGTTAAGACACGTCTTATCCTTCCCACTGCGCCGGTGGGCTATCCACACTGCGCGCTTCTTGCCAGACTCCATCGCTGCCAAGAAGGGAAGTTGATACGGACGAGGCTGGTAATTGTACGGTATTTGGAGCTGTGAGGGCTTCTGGCTGCGTTTGTTTGGCAAGTTGGGCATAAGACACGACATTGATATGAACATCCCCGCTAACGCGAGCGTCGAGCTCTTGGCGATCAGACCACCCAGCGTTCTTGAGCCAGAATATCTCGGCTGCGCCGCCCTTACCAGCAAGGAGCTGACGTTCGACACGGTCTTCAATCTTTGTGCGCGCCCACTCGACGATAGGATGAAAACCATCGAACTCAGGACGATCTCGATCGCCATACCGGTAGAGCGCCTGACGAGTCATCCCGAGGAAGAGCGCTAAACCGCTAACTGTCCATTTTTCTTCGGGGATGGTTTCAAAATATTTGAGCGTTGCTTGCTCGAACGTTTCGGGAGTTTCAAATATGCGAGCACGCGAATAGAAACTATCGGAAGACATATTATTTGCGTTTCCGCTGAGGCTCATTGCCCTTAACACGGAGCTGACCTTCCGGCGAAAGTTTTGCCCATTGTTCTTGACTGGCGGCTTTGCCGCGCGTCTTGGACTGGGCGAGATCGCCGACGATGATGCGTTTGATCGACATAGGACGATGATTAAGTTTTGGTAAAAATTTAGACCCTGAAATTCTTAGACCCCCCACCCCATAAATTTCGGGTGTACCGGTGGGTGCACCACCCCCACCCTACGGATTAGCACTCCTAGTGTGTGAGTGATAAGGCGTGAGGAGTACTGTTATTAACCCATAAACGGGCACAGGACGAGAGATAAGGGGTTGGGATGATAGATTCATCGTCTCGTGCCTTTACGTTTCTATTAGAGGCAAATAGAGGCATGAACAGGGATCAACTGCGTATAGTGTATATTATACTCAGTTTTTACGATGAAAGAAAAACGCTAAGATTAGCGTTTATTTCTTAAATTAGGCCATCGCGAGCAACTCTTTTTTGAGCTGCAGGAAAATTTTTGACAGCTTTTGTGTTTTTAGTGCGCTCTTGACGAGCCTCATAAGCATCAATCAGATCTCCTGGCTGAGCGCTAGACTTCTTCACACGGAGCTGAGAATAGAGACCTTTGCCCATATAAGGTTATTTCTTTTTTGCTTTCTTAACGGTTTTCATGACTTTTTTAATCATCTTCATATCTTCTTTTTTATCGCTATGCTTAGCCATTTTTTTAGATTTCATCTTCATAAAATAATGTTAAAACGTAAATACGTTGTTGTGCATATGAAGTGAGGAGACGATTCACACGCGCAACACACCGCTACGCGAGTCTGCTGAGCTTATCAAGCCTTACAGCCGTGAGCGTTGAAGCTCAGTCCTTGCGGACTTCCCAACAACGTCTATACGCTTTATTACGCATAACAGAGCACTAATTTCGTTTTTCGTCAATAGATAATTTTCAAAATGTAAAGTCGCCTTTACATCCCAGAAATAAAAACAAAAACAAAATAACGTACTAAGTTAATACGTTAATACGCTTAAGTCGCGAAGGTCGTTCAATACGTCCAAGTCGTGAGAATCGTGAGAATCGTGATAATCGTGAGAATCGTTCAAGTCGTGAGAATAACTACACTACATCCTAATACTCTACGTACTCACCTACGTACAATACGATACGATACGATTGCAGTACGCTTTAGTACGTACTAATACATTATGCATACGTATATATACGTTATAGTACGTATATAACGTTAATACGTATAGACGATAGCGATACGTATCATACGGTACATACGATGCGGTACGTATATAACGTATATACGTTATAACGTTATAGTACGTATATAACGTATATATACGTATACACGTACATAATACGTACTATCTTTATTTCATTTTATATTTTGGGCGCTTTAATGCCCTGTTAAATCTTGGCTAATCTTACGTTAATTAACGTTGTGTGGCGAGTTATCCACATCTGACTAGACAAGCCTGCGCAAGCTTGATATTATATATACATCGAGAGCAGCTTAGCTCTCAGGACATAGCAAGTATGGACAACACAATCTTTTGCGAATGGTGTGAAGAAGAGAAACACGAAGAGGGCAACATACTATATAGTTCAGGAACTGCGGATATGCTATGCGATGATTGCTATGTTGGCGCAAAAGAATGCGCTTGCCACAAGGCTTGGACACACGAAGATATTGGATGTGTTAACGATCGTGATTATATCGATGACAAAGGTCAATACCACTGCAATGATTGCGCTCAGAGCGAGGTCACGTGCTCTGATTGCGGCGAAGAAGTGGGCAAAGACAATCTCAGGACTTACCACACGCGTGGTGATGCTAACAAGCGCGGCTTTCGCGAGCACCTCTACTACGAATTGTGCGAAGAATGCTACGAAGAGCGTATGCCGTCTATCGACCCCGAAGAGATCGCAAAAAGTATGACAGACGACGAAGATCAACAACAAGAGATCATCGAAGCAATTGAGAATAATATGGAGACGAACGGCACAATCTGGAAGCAGCTTAAGGACGCAACAACCGAAGATCGGTGGCAGATTATCGAGATCATGGGTGTAGCCCGTTCTCGCCACGAAGATACCGACTATGACGCAATGCTTGCAAGTGGGATCAGTCGCGATAATGCAAGAGAGTACATTAAGCAGTCTTAATATTCCTCTACTCCGCCCCTCACTCTGTGGGAGGCGGGAATAGGGAGCGATTAGCGCCCAAAACATAACAAATATGAAAAAAACACTAAACATCGAAGAAACAGAATTATTTATCAAAAGACTCAACACCTGGGCAAAAATGACCAAAAAAGAAAAGGATACAGCCATTTCTCGCGCGATGAATACCACCAAAAACGGCAAACAACTTGGCATCGATGTTGCGGTTTTGAATGCTTGTATCGATCTTAAAATTTTAAAATAATATAAATATGCCTTGCCGAATTTGCATCAAGTTTCATCTTTCGAGTCATGCAGTAGAAGCTAAAGATTATGCGTCAGAACTCGCTAAGCTAAGCCATAAAAGCTCACCGCGCGACCCGAAACTCTGCGCTGAATGGGGTAAACGCGGCGTTGCCGCCAAGCGTAAAAAACAAGAAGAAAAGGCTTATAGAGAGGCTCAGTTAATTGCTGAATACATCAAAAAACCAAGCCCCTTATAGGACTTGGTTTTCTTTTAGAAATCTCCATCAGCTACTTGTAGACACGTCAACCCCAACTCTCGCCACATCTTTACAACCTTATTGCGGTCGTCGAGCACACACAACACGTTATATTTGCCCCGTATGTGATTGTCGAATATCTCGCGCTTAATGACCGTATCAGGGCGGTTATCGCCTTTAGGGCGCATGTAGAGCATATCATACGGAATATTGTGATAAGAAAGCCATTGTCGTGTTTCGCTTTCGCATACTTGATCGCGCCCGCTCACCAGGATTATGTACCTCTCGGTTAACGATATTTTTTCGTAAAGAATTTCTAAAATTTTTAGAATTTCATAGCGAGGCTTATCATTCCCAACTCTGCCCCAGTCGAAAGCACTTCTATCGCCCTTCTCGGCAATTGTCCCGTCAATATCGCAGATAATTACCTCGTCTCGACCTTCAACGGCCTGGTAAGGTTCTATGGTTGGTTTTGGTGGCCAATTGAATACCCGTGCCATATCGCGTATCACCTTCTCACCAACATGCTCGCGCCCCGTACGTAGGGCGTCACGGCGGATACATTCGTCTACGGGAGTATCGAACGTTTTGACCTCCACTGTATCAGGTAAGCCCACTAACATTCGTATACCGCTTTCATGCTTTAAAGATAAGTTTGTGTCGTCGATAATAATATTTTGACCTTGTCGCAAAAAGTAGCTCATCATTTCGTCGCGCTGTCTGAGTATGTGCGACTCGTTTTCTTTCGACCATTTCCCGTCATCAAGCATGTTG